NGTGAAATAATTGTAAGAAAGCTCTAGTCTTCCCCTCTTATTTCCCTTTATGCTCTTTTCTTTGATTTCTCTATTTTTCCAGAAGTCGCTTGCATTTGCATCATTTACACATTTATTGTGTTTCTAGTGAGATCGTTTACGTTCATATCTATAGAGAACGCTTGTAAACGCAATCTATAGTTTATGCACGGAATTGAGCAGCCTCAACTACCGCTAGATTACGTTCACCGTTGCGCATCAACCTCCTTCTTGCTCGCATCACTAGATGGCCTCCTTTCTGAAGCCCGTGAACTCTCAGGGCCTCTGGCTCTCATTACTTCTAGCTATTACTTACTTGTTTCTATTGCCCTCTGCTGGGCAATCCCTGGATCCTTCTGGTATAGGCCTGGCTGCTGGTTGCAGCCAGTCTCAGGGCGGAATCTCATCTTTTGCGGCCCTACCGAGGCCTTGCAACGATTCCGTCTGTACGCTGCCAGACTTGGGTTGGTCCTGTCAGAGAACTGCCCAAGACACGGCCAATCAGCAGCAATCACCCTTCAATCATACTGGGCACTTCCTAACAACATCTGGATGGACATGGCCCAATTGGACTTGCTCACCTTCTCAATGCCAATTGCTAATACATTTGCCTACTTGGCAGATTGTGAAGCAAGATTTCCTCCTATTGTTGAAGGAGTGGGATCTGCTTACTATGTGCCAACGCTGCTCGGACTTACTCACCAAGACCCCAGGCTTTATCTTGCGCTTCGCAGGAGAAACCTTGATCTTAGTGGCGAACCTCATAGAGTTCGTCCTGGTGTCCTGGAGTCTATGGCTTTGCTCTGTTCTAGTGTACGTAGCACAAGCCGTTCCAGGCAAATTCCTCCTTTATATGGCAGCGTTTTGCACCACGTTTTGGGCCTGGCCGAGAGAGACTGCATCCTCTTTGATACGGATAGTAACTACTCCTCTTACACTCATCGGGTTCTTGAACAAGACCGGAATCGGGCTGATCAGTCATTGTTTAGCATTGACTTGGAATATGTTCATGACCTGGAGCTTATTGCCCTGGGTTACTCTGATGAAGATGATGAAGATCTTGATAACTTCTTCTAGGGTCTTAACGAGGAGTGGACGTCCGAAGAGAACTTCCTCTAAGTCTCTTAAGCATAAGCTTAAGATCTCTCGAGCCATTCAGAAGAAACAAGGCAAGAAGACCCCCGTTGAGGAAAGAACCATCCCCGGTGTCCAGATCAAGAAACTCCGGGAAGACCCCCCAAAAGGGGTTATACTCCGATGCACCGACCAGTTTGGAGACCATGTGGGCTATGCCTCAGCTGTTAAGCTCGAGAAAGGCCAGACGGGTATCGTCCTTCCCATTCATGTTTGGACTGACACCGTCTACATTAATGGTCCAAATGGAAAGTTAAAGATGGCTGATTTTACAGCCCTTTACGAGGTCACAAACCATGATTCCTTAATCATGACTTCTGCCATGGCTGGCTGGGGCTCCATTTTAGGAGTTCGGCCCAGGCCTCTCACCACCATTGATGCTGTCAAGCTCAAAAACTATTCCCTCTTTACGGAGCGAGATGGGAAGTGGTATGTGCAAGCTGCAAAGTGCATAGCACCGGCAGAAGGAATGTTCCGGGTTGTTTCTGACACCCGGCCCGGTGATTCAGGACTGCCCCTATTTGACATGAAGATGAATGTCGTCGCAGTCCACCGGGGAACATGGCCATCGGAAAGGTTTCCCGAGAATAGGGCGTTTGCTATATTACCCGTCCCAGACCTCACCTCCTCATCTTCTCCCAAATTCACTGGTTGTGAGACCTATAGTGAAGCTGAAACAGCCTATGAAATGGCTGATAATTTCTCAGATGGAGAAGAAATCCTCATACGCACAAAGGGGCAATCCTACAGGACTTTCATAGGTTCCAATAAGGTAGCCCTCCTTTCAATTAGAAAACTTGAGGAAGAGTTGAGCCGAGGTCCAATAGGGTTGTGGGCTGATGACACGGAAGACGATGAGTCAGCCCCCAGACGCTCGGGAAACGGATTATTCCGGTCGACTCCGGAGAAACAAAGTCAAGCGAAGACCCCCTCCCCAAAGGTAGAGGAGTCAGCAGCACCCCCTCCCGCTCCAAGAGCCGAAAAGGTAAGGCATGTCCGTCGTTCAGAAATGACGCCGGAACAGAAGAGAGCCGACAACCTCAGGAGGAGAAAGGCCAAAGCTGCCAAGAAGACTCCCTCAACTCCACCCAAGAAATCCAAGGACAAAGCACCCACTTTGTCCCAAGTAGCGGAACTGGTAGAAAAAGCTGTGAGAGCAGCCCTCACCGTCCAACCACGAAGATCACGAGCATCTTCGAAGATTTCTATAGGTGGAAGGAACCCAGGGAGGAAGCCCCAGGTTTCAATTCAGTTGGATCCTGTCCCTTCACAGTCTACAAGTGTCCCCCCAAAGGACTCTCAAGCTGGGGAGAGCGCGTGGCTAGGACCTCGGCGTTCCTACAGGCCTGTACAGAAAAGTACAGTTGGCCAGAAACAGGAGCCGAGGCGGAACTAAGTTCTCTTCGCTACCAAGCAGCTAGACGGCAATCTGCTCAAACAACTGCTGTTATCCCCCCCAAAGACGTGCGGGAGGATTTGATTAAGCGCACAACTGAGGCCTATAGGTCGACAGCCTTGCCGGCCCCCATGTGGGCCCATAATTTTGACGAGAGTCACATGCGCTTTGAATTCTGGGAGTGCGTGCGGAAACTCAAAGGTCAAGCCGGTAGCGGCGTTCCCTACGCTGCTTTCTCAGGCCGGAAGACCAATGACAAATGGGTTTTTGACCATGAGTCCACTGAGGACTTATGGGAGACCGTCAGAGACAGGTTGTTCCGCCTCCTTAACCAGGACTTTATTGATCCTGTTCAAGCTGTTAAGGATGGCCTCGTTGACCCAATTCGGCTTTTTGTTAAGCTGGAACCACATAAAATGGAGAAGATTCGCAACAAGCGTTACAGATTAATCGCTTCTGTCTCCATTGTAGACCAACTTGTGGCCAGGATGCTCTTCCGAGACCAAAATGAAGAGGAGCTCCTCCAACACATGGCCATACCATCCAAGCCTGGTTTGGGCTTTTCTCAAGACCACCAGGTTTTGGCTTTCACTGAGTCCGTTGCTGCGCTTGCTGGAACTAGTGCACAGGACTTGGTTGATAACTGGTCTAGGTACCTCACCCCCACCGACTGCTCGGGGTTTGACTGGTCTGTACCTATGTGGTTGTTGGAAGATGACTTAGCAGTCAGGAATGAGCTCACCCTTGGGCTCCCCCATGGTCTCCGCAAGATGCGAGAAACCTGGCTTAAGTGCCTAGGTCAATCCGTATTCTGCCTCTCTAACGGCCTTTTATTAGCCCAAACCTCTCCAGGTATACAGAAGAGCGGGAGTTTTAACACCTCCTCAACGAACTCTCGGATGAGGTATATGCTAGCCCTTTATGCAGGGGCTAGCTGGGCCGTTACTATGGGGGACGACGCCCTTGAGTCGGTTGGCTCGGACCTTTCCCAGTACGCACGGCTGGGTATTAAATGTGAGCGAGCAGAGGAGTTCGACTTCTGCTCCCATCTTTTCCGTGCCCCTGATGTCGTTATTCCCAAGAACCTGGAAAAGATGGTTTATGGGCTTCTTAGTGGGACCTCTCCAGAGTCTCCTTTGCTAGCTGATCGTTTCAGCTGGCTATCGGCCCTCCAATCCATATTGGAGGAAATGCGACATATGCCCCAAGATTTTGTAAACATGCTTATAGAGCATCTCGGGGTTGGGGATCTGGTAGAGTGATCCCCCAGGGATATTGGAATAGGGAAGCCGGCTACGGCCACCATGAATTGACATGGTTCCAGTCCGGAAAGACTTTAAACTATTTTACCGCTGGCAAGCGGTCTTACAAATATGGGGGTTGAGTACTTGGGACCCTCCTTATCCAAGTGAAAATTAGATAAGGAAAACCCAAGACCCTCCAATAAGCGATGCCGACTAGATCGAGATCAAAAGCTAATCAACGGAGGAGAAGGCCTAGAAGGGTAGTCGTGGTGGCACCCTCTATGGCCCAACCTAGGACCCAGTCTCGCCGTCCTAGGCGTAGAAACAAGCGAGGCGGGGGATTGAATGGCTCCCACACCGTGGATTTCTCCATGGTGCATGGGCCATTTAATGGCAATGCCACTGGCACAGTTAAATTCGGACCCTCCTCCGACTGCCAGTGTATAAAGGGAAACCTAGCCGCTTACCAAAAGTATAGGATCGTATGGTTAAAGGTTGTTTATCAATCTGAGGCCGCAGCCACTGATCGTGGTTGCATAGCCTACCATGTGGACACCTCCACAACTAAGAAGGCCGCCGATGTAGTGTTGCTTGACACTTGGAACATTCGTTCTAATGGGTCCGCCACTTTCGGTCGTGAAATTCTTGGTGATCAACCGTGGTACGAGTCCAATAAGGATCAGTTCTTTTTCCTATATCGCGGCACGGGCGGTACCGACGTGGCTGGACACTACCGGATTTCTGGTAGGATTCAGCTAATGAATGCCTCCCTCTGAGGGGACGACGCTCCCCCGTCACCAGGGCCTGATCCCGGGCCCCAACCACCACCACCTCCACCCCCAAGTCCCACTCCCGTAGGAGCTCGTTTCTGGGGCTATGAAGGCGTACCCGAATCTCGTATGATTTCTGAGAGAAATGACCACGATATCGATGTTAAACCTCTGTCGTTTATCACGATGTATAAGTGGGAAGATGAGAGCTGGACCTCTGTAAAGTTGTCTGCTAGCTATCTCCAGAATGACCAAGTCGAGGCAACTCCATACTTCCTAATACCTAGTAGCAAAGGGAAGTTTTCCGTTTATATCGAATGCGAAGGCTTCCAAGCAGTGAAGAGCATTGGCGGAAAGTCTGATGGATGTTGGGGTGGGCTCATAGCGTATAACCGAAAGAAGGACGGGTGGCAAGCGCGGGCTTACACAGGTACGGTCTTGTCCAATTATAGATCTACTACTACAGTGATCAATGGACACCCAGACTGTGAAGTGAATGATTGCAAATTCAAGCCTGATCGCGGAGTTGAGAGTGACCTAATCTGTTCATTTCATCTTGAGGCAGAAGAAGATAGTTATTGGGCCTTACAAGCCCCTCCCATTCAGAAATCCAGCGACTACAACTATGTTGTGTCCTATGGTGGATACACCGAGAAATCGATTGAATGGGGGTCTGTCTCTATATCCATAGACGAAGTGAATCAGACGGCGTCAGCGAGTCCCTGGAGGGGCAGGGCTCGAAAATTGGCGATATTGCAGGAAACTGCGGTACCGCCTCCATTCCCCCCCGGGGGGGTTATGGATTACCACCTGGGTGACCGGGAAGGTGATCAAACCGGCACTTCGGAGAAGGGGCTTTTAAAGAAGCCACCACTACCCAAGTGGGATCTACAGAGATCCAGAAGTCCCCTAGATTAATAACCTAAGGGCCAGGAGTTCTCTGCCTGTGAGACGAGAGATCATGTTTATAGCCGTAGGTACTTTATTTGGACCACGGTCAATTACTGGATCTGAACTATGTAATGCTGGTGTGACGGCTAGCCGGTTCCTTACCATGTTGTTTAAGATGGTATTGGAATTACTCTGTCATTAAATGAGTAATATAATTTCCAAGAAAACAATGTTTTCCTGGGATTGTATCGCA